GTCCACTGGCACAACCTCTACCACCCCCTTGGCCTGTCCTACAAGTCGGCCACCGGTGGTGTGAACCCCAGCCGGACCACCCTGTCCACCGTGACCAACTGGGAGCAGATCTACGAGACCAAGAACCTCGGGATCGTGTCCATCGTGTCCAACCCGAGCATCTGAGGAGGACTAGATCATGCCTTCCATCTTTGAGCTGAGCGCCGGTAAGTCCATTGGTTACACCAGTGGCGCGGCTGTGACCCAGGAGACCAGCAAGGCCACCGGCGTGACGATCAACTCGCCCGCTGGTGCCATCACCACTCACGACGCTGAGCTGGCTGCTGGTGCTGAAGTGAAGTTCACCGTGACCAACAGCAGCGTCGCTGCTACTGATGTCGTGGTGGCCAGCATCAAGTCTGGCGGTACCTCCGGCAGCTATGCCGTGGTGGTCTCCGCTGTGGCCGCTGGCAGCTTTGACCTGGCCCTGAGCAACCTGTCCGCAGGTAACCTCTCCCAGGCCGTGGTCATCAACTTCGCTGTCATCAAGGCCGCTGCTGCCTGATGGGTCTGATAGCAGACATTTATGAGGGCGGTGTTAACCGCCCTTTTTTTGTGGCCAATGACACCTTTTGTTGTTGGCCTGAGTCTTCCTTGTTGCCCATCTGCAATTGCTTGGTTCGTAGTCACCGTAAGGGTTGATGCGATCAAGCGTCATCCCACTTGGTCTTGTCCCCATATCTTCAAGGAATCTGCTGAAGCTGTCCCATTCCTTGCAAACAGATACCCCAGAGCCACCGTAGTAGCGATAGCCAATGTTGTTTGGGTTATTGCAGCGCTCACGCATCGCCATCCATATTTTGTATTCGGGGGCAGTTTTTGACAGGCCATGAAACTCCATCCTCGGCACGCCACCATTGCATCCACAGGACCGAGAAATCCCTCGCTTTAAGCTTGTTGCATTTATCTCCCGTTGCCTGCCGCAATCGCACTGGCATAACCAGTAGCAACGTTTGGCACCATTTCGCATTGTCCGCTTAATTGGCTCTTTGCCAATCACCGTCCAGCTTCCGTAGCGCTGACCGGCAAGCCATAATGGCGTTCTCATCTGTCCTGAGCAGGTGGGCGCGGCTGGGAGGTGCAACTCGCCAGCCATTCATTTCTATAATAGCGGTAGCTAGTGAAAGGGTTGCCGCTATCGGCCTGTTCGCCTTCCGGCGACTGCGTGAGATTGAGGCTGCCTCTCAGGAGGTGGCCTCTTTCTCTATGGAGCAGAGCCAACAACAGGAAGTACCTGTTGAGAAGCCAAAGCGTCAGCGGCGGCAAGCTAAGTCAACTGTTGGTGATGGTGCTCAGTAATGGCCACCTTTTTGGGGGGCGGTGACGCCAGGATTGACATTGGCACCTTGAGCCTTGGACAAGTCGAGGTCTCTAATGACACGGGCAACCCCATCCCGGTTGCAGACAACGGTGGCAGCCTGACCGTTGACGGCAAGGCGTACCGCAGCACCGTCACCATCACCCGCCCGAGCAATACCACCGGCTACACCGCCGGCGACGTGATCGGCATCGCCGACAGCGGCACACCAGCCAATGCGGGCAGTGCCATCCACACCCTGACCAACATCGGCCCCAGCGGCGGGCACATCATCATCCAGTCGGTCGAGCTGTTCATTGGCCTGACCGCCGTGACCAGCGGCATGGCCGGCTTCCGCCTGCACCTCTACTCGGCCAGCCCCACGGCGATCCTCGACAACGCCGCCTTTGATCTGGTCAGCGGTGAGGTGGCCAGCTACGAGGGCTTCATTGACCTGCCGACCCCGCAGGACTTTGGCAGCACCCTCTACACCCAAGCCGACTACCCAGGCCGCCTGGTCAAGCTGGCCTCTGCGAGCACCAGCCTGTTCGCTGAGCTGGAGACCCGAGGTACCTACACCCCGGCCAGTGGGACGGTCTACACGCTGCGGGTCAAGACCCTGGAGGCAGGACTGTGAGTCGCCTGCTCGCTGCTCAGCGGGCACTAACGGTCCCCGGCTGGGTCAAGGATGAACTGTGGCGGCGGGCCAGGGCAACGCCCAGCCTTGACCTGCGGTTTGCGGACAGCAAGTCACTAGTTGATGCCACTACAGGCCAGAACCTCGTCACTTTCACCCGCGCCAGTTCGGGCACGTATGTTGATAGCCAGGGCGTGATCAGGAATGCGGTGACGAACCTGCTGCTGCGGAGTGCTGAAATCAATGAAGCAGCATGGTTCAAGTTCAATACAACGGTTTCGCCAAACGTCGCAACCAGCCCTGATGGCTCGCAGACAGCAGACAATGTTATTCCAAATGCAGTTACAGGATTGTTCTATGTATCTCAAACCATAACCACTGTCGTCTCAACTGTCTATACCTTCAGCTTCTACGCAAAAGCTAACGGATTCTCCTGGGTCTTTGCAGACGCGTTTAACGGGACGAACCGCAGGACTTGGTTCAATCTTGCAAATGGAACTCTAGGGACTGTTGCAGCAGGCACAACCGCTGCAATCTCGGCGGCAGGCAATGGCTGGTATCGGTGCAGCATCAGCCTTGCTGCAGGCGCCGCTTCAATCCCATACGCTATAGCTGTTACTTCTGCCAACAATGTATTTACTGGTGTAACTGGTAACGGAGTTGACGGTGTTCTTGTCTGGGGCGCCCAACTAGAGCAGTCGTCTACGGTGGGTGAATACATCCCCACTGGTGCGACGATCAACAGCGCACCACGCTTCGACCATAACCCGACCACGGGCGAAAGCCTGGGGCTGCTAATCGAAGAGCAGCGGACCAACAGCATCCGCAACAACACGATGGTGGGTGCGGTGGCTGGTACTCCGGGGACGTTGCCGACGAATTGGGTGCTCGGTTCATTGAATGGCCTGGCGATTAGTGTTATAGGAACCGGCACGGAAGCTGGAGTAACCTACATTGATATCCGGTTCAACGGAACCACCACGGCAGCAAGTCAAACGTCTATTAACTTTGACGCCTTAACTGCTACAGTTGCGACTAACTTACAGGCATGGACGCAATCTTTTTATTGCCGTGTGGTAGATGGATCAACTGCAAATCTTTCTGTCCTTAGCTTTGTGATCTCACGTACAGCGGCGAGCGGGAACAACGGTCAAAATGTTGTAGATATAACCGGCTCTCTTGGCCATACGTCACTGCCGCTAGTTCGCCACACCAATTCGTACACCATGCCTGCCGCCAGTACGGCATTTGTAAGTAGTGATATTCGCGTGGGGTATTCCAACGGCGCCGCCATCGACATCACCCTCCGCATCGGGATGCCCCAGCTAGAGCAGGGCGCCTTTGCTACATCGGTGATCCCCACAACGGGCACAGCGGCCACGCGATCAGCGGACGTGGCCAGCATTAGTGGTAGCAACTTCTCTAGTTGGTACAGGCAAGATGAGGGAACCCTGCTATGCAGAGCGTCAAGCTATGGGCTGTCTACGTCTAGCAGGTTTATGGCTTCTATGAATGATGGAAGCGCCAATAATATTCATGAACTCTTGCTTGTCTCCGGTAATGCTGTGCAGTTTCTGGAAAAATCAGCCAATACATTTACCGCTGCCTTGACCTCAGGTAGTGTTACACCTGCTCAGGCATTAAATGCTGCCGGAGCCTACCGGAGAAATGATTTTGCGTTATCCGTATCAGGAGAAAGTGTTCTGACCGATTTAAGCGGCGATGTGGCAACAGGTGTTAATCGTATAGATGTCGGCACTAGGCTTTCGACCTTGCCGTTGAACGGACACCTAAGCAGGTTGACCTTCTGGCCCCAACGCCTCGGTAATGAAGTGCTCCAGCGCATCACCCAGTAACCCCACTAGACCCTCCCTCTAATCATGTACTGCTTCCGATTCCCAACCAAAGAGGCGTTCCTAGACCTGGCGGCTGCTGAGGGCCTGGTCAACGAGGAAGGCACCCTGATCACCGCCAGCCACACCTTTGCCATCGACGTGATCGGCACCATCTACGAGGGCGGCACCTACGACGCTGAGGGTGAAGTGATCACCCCGCCCGTGGCCCTCGACGGCTGGCACGTCAACACGATGGGCCTGGCCCCTGAAGCGTGGGATGAGTTCCTGGTGGTGGTCAACAGCCCCGCCCGCGTGTTCCTCGGTGGCCCCACCCAGGCCCCAAACGACGACGTTCTGGAGGAGATCGCCGCATGAACCCCTACCTCAGAGCTGCAGTCAAGCATCCGGGCCTGAAGGCTCAGGCCAAGGAACGGTTGGAGAAGCGCAAAGGCAAGCCCGACACCCCTCCCGGGAAGCCGCCCAAGGCCAATGGCAAACCTGATTAACGATGAGCTGGTCAACCACACCCGCGCCTTCGTCTCGGATGAAGGCCGCCTGACCTGGAGCTTTGCCAAGGGCAGCTTCACCCCGCTCTACCGCGACATGATCAAAGAGGAGCTGGCCCGCGTCGATGATCGCCTCGGCGGCATCCAGTTCAAGAAGACCAAGGGCAAACCTGACCTGGTGATCGGCCACGGCGACCTGCCGGCTGGTGCGTCTGCTGCTGCAGTGTGGGATGAAAACGGCTGGGAGATCAGGATGCCCGAGCGCGGTTTCTCGACCACAGCCTTCCGCCATGAAGTCGGCCACGTGCTGGGCCTGGGCCATGTGCCGATGGGGACCAAAAGCCTGATGCAGCCGAGCTTCAACGGCTACCACGACATCACCGGCAAAGACTGGCGGGCGCTGGAAAGCATCTGGGATAGCGGCACCCTGTTCTTTGGCTTTAGCAAGCCACGGGGCAAGGGCAAGATCAGCCGGGGAATGCTGGTGCTGTACGGCGCCTGAAGTATTGGCAACATCATTGCCAACGCCAATACCTCAGATCCCTTGCAGCCACTGGTTTATGGCTGCTACATAAAGTCTCTTAAGTTGCGGCTCGGCTTGTTCAAGGCTGGGCCGGCTGCCTTGAATAGCGCGACCTGGCACGCAGGCCGTATGCTTGGGGTGGAGCGGCGCCCTGGCAGGCCCGCCCCGTGACCAACTCACTGGAGATGAGCTGATGCAGGAATTATGCCCGACCCCAGGGCTGGCGCCGCCGCGCCGTGACGCGCAGAACAAGATCACCCGTGGTGGAGGAGACTTCGATTAGGTCATGCACCATATTTTTTGTAAGTATTTAGCTGAACTTTCTCTTTCAACCACGTCCGACCCCCAGGTGATCGCACTGCGCATTGCGTGGGCAAGGGAGCACCTTGTCAAAAAAGAAGATGACGGAGTCTTTGCTCGGGCCGTCCTTGATTACTACAGCAGCCACCCTGGCCGAGCCCGAGCCGGAGGGGCCGACGGATGAGGAGCTTTACGACCTTGCCGATCAGTACGCAGGCAATCCAGTGGCATCCATGCGCGAAGCACTTGTTCGCTGGGGCAACAGCGATATAAGTCAGAGCAACTTCGACGGTTGACCACCCCTCGTAGAGCCCCGCTCTACTGTGGAGGCGTGACCACCCACCAGCCGGGATGCTGCGCCAACAGCCCCGGCTTTTGCTTTGCCCGCTTGGCCAGTAAAAAGCCAGGCCCTCCACAAGACCTGGCTCGCCCCCTAACCGCTCTTACCATAACGATGGTCAGCGGGCTGCACTGTGAACGCAGATCTCATCATTGCGTTCCTCCGCAATGCCCTACGGCAAAAGGCGCTCGAGGATCGTCTCATCAATCAGGCGGTCGCTGATCTGCGCAGCACGCTGCGAGCGGTTGAAGGCATCCTGCAGCAGTCATCCGCGCTGACCGTTGGCATCAACCGGCAACGGGCCATTGAATCAGTCGCCGCTGCAGTGGCCCGCAACGTGCAGCAGGCCTGGGGGGTGCCGGAGCTGGCCAAGCTGCAACAGGCCCTGACGCCCTTCATTGAGGAGCAGCTGGAGTTTGGCCGCCGCGTCATTGATTTGGCCGGTGGCAGCCTGGCCAATCCAGGGGCGGCCACCCTTGCGGCCAATCAGGCTGTCAACAATGCGGTGATCGGCGGCAAGACCCTGGCGGAGACCTTGACCCAGAGCTTCCCGGCCTTGGTTGCTGATCGGGTCGAGCGGTACCTACGGCTGGGCCTGCAGCAGGCTGCCGGTGAGGTTGAGGTGATCGGCTACAAGGATGCCGTGGTCACGGTGTCTGAGCGGAACGTGACGGCGATCATCAGGACGGGTGTGCAGGAGGTGGCCAGTGCTGCACAGCAGGCCATTTATGCCTTCGAGGCTGATCCTGATTGGCTAGAGGGCCGGCTGACATGGACAGCGGTGCTGGACTCTGCCGTCTGTCCGGTCTGCATTGGCCTCGACGGCAAGGAGTATGAGCTTGGCCAGGCTGCCCCGTACTTTGACGGGAGAAACAAGGTGTCACCGCATTTTTCTTGCCGGTGCTTTCTCATACCAAGCAAGTGGCGGGAGGAGACGATGCAACCACCTGATGGTGGCCGCCCTCAGCCGACAGCCCGCCCTGCGGAGGGCGACTCAGGAGAGCAGACGATCAGCTTCCGCAAGACCGTCAATCAATGGCTGCGGGACAACCCAGACACGACCAAGCAGATCTTTGGCAAACGCCTTGGCTCGCGCTTGCTAGACAGGGAGGACAAGCTAGACCTACCTAGCGCTATTAGACTTTGGCAGGCTCCTAGCCGCTAATGCCTGTCACTGTCACCACCACCGTTGGCGCTGCCAATGCCAACAGCTACCTGTCGGTGGCGGAAGGTGATGCCTATGCGGCCCTGGATCTGCGCACCCTGAACTGGTCAACCGCGACCACTGACAACAAGGGCAAGGCTGTCATCAATGCCACGGCCTACCTTGACCAGCTTGAGTGGGTCGGCACCAAGGCCAGCACCACCCAAGCATTGCTGTGGCCACGGGATGACGCCTCCTGTGGTGAGAAGGCCTACGACAACGATGAGCTGCCGCTGGAGCTGAAGCGGGCCACCTTTGAGCTGGCCGAAGCACTGCTGGACAGCCCGACGATTCTGGCTGGCAGCAACCCTGCCGTTGGTGAGCTGATCCCTGGCATCCCGAATGCCAACCTCAAGGCCGCCAGGGTGGACGTGATCAGCGTTGACTTCCGCGATGGCGGCGGTGCTCCGGTCTATGCCAATGCCTTGACGGTGGTTCCGGCGCTCAAGGGCATCCTCGGCTGCCTGTGCCTCAGCAGCCCCGCCAGCAGTGTCGGCACGGTCAAGGTGCAACGAAGCTGATGACCGCCTGCAGCCAACTGTCGATGCTGGCTGCCTTAGGGGTGGCAGAGAAGGAGAAGCGCAACACCGACCTGCTCAGCCATCCGTTGACGCGAGAGGAGCAGCGCCGCTTTGGCCGCCTCTATGCCGAGAACGTCAAGCTGGTCAAATACTTCCAAGGGAAGCTGGCCAAGAAGTACCGGTACTGCATGTCCATTGAGGACATCAACAGCTGCGTGGACTTTGCGGCCATTAAGGCGTTCCGGGCGTGGGATCCGGCCAAGGGCAAACTGAGCACCGTCCTCTGGTGCTTTGCCCACGGGGAGGTGCTGCATTTCCTGAGGTCGAACAACTGGGGTATCAAGGCACCCCACAAGGTCCGTGAGCTTGGCGGGCAGGTCCGAAAGCTGATGGATCAGGGCATCAGCGTGGAACAGGTCTGCCGGCAGCTCAAGTGCAGCATGGATGAACTGAAGGATGCGATGGTGGCCACCGCAGGCATCGCCCACGAAACGATGGGCTTTGATCTGCACCTGTCCAGCTACCCCACACCGATGGAATGGCTTGAGGCGCAAGAGGCTGGTTAGCCCTTGTTAGGGCGTAGGATTGAGGTGCCCCAGCGGGTTGCAGCCCCTGGAGCGTGACCAACTCACCGTGAATGAGCTGATGAAGCCCAAGATAGACCTGACTGGTCAGCGGTTTGGCCGTTGGACGGCAATTCGCTACACCAAGTCAAAGTGGCTGTGCCTGTGCGACTGCGGCACCGAGCGTGAGGTGTTGACCAAATCATTGACCAGTGGTGTCAGCACCAGCTGCGGCTGTTCCTACAAGCGGAAGGCTGGTGATGTCTTTGGCCGGCTTACCCTGCTCGAGCAGGTCGGCAACAAGGGCAAGCGTGCCCTGTGGTTGTGCCAGTGCAGCTGCGGCAACACCTGCGTGGTCAACAGCACCAACCTTGGTCAAGACACCAACAGCTGCGGTTGCATCAAGCGCGAGGTCACAGGAGAGCTGAATCGCTCCCATGGCCATGCAAGGCCATCGGAGGGCATCAGCCGCACCTACCGCTGCTGGCTCAACATGAAGCAGCGGGTCAGCAATCCAGCCAACACCGCTGCGGAGTACTACATCGAGCGCGGCATCAGCTGCTGCGCTCGGTGGTTTGACAGCTTTGAGGCATTCTTGGCGGACATGGGGGAATGTCCTGATGGCATGAGCATTGACCGGATTGATAACGATGGGGACTATGAGCCGGGCAACTGCCGTTGGGCTGACAATCAGACGCAGGCCAACAACCGCAGGAAACGGCGTTGGAGGTTCAGGCCGCCAGAGGCAAGCTAGGGCTAAGACTTCCTGAGATCCCATGGGCTTCTTTGCTGCCCTGAGCTACCGCTTCTACGTCAAAGCGGGAACCACGGCCTCAACTGCTCCCACTACCTCCAGTGGCATGACGGAGGTGCTCAACCTGACCAATGCCGGCATCCAGTCTTCCAGCAACACTCAGGAGGTTCAGGACTACACCAGCACCCTTGGCTTCTCCAAGGCTCTGGTTACGGGTCAGAGCTACACCATCCCTATGGAGATGAACCTCGACCTTAATGACGCGGGGTATGCCGTCCTTAAGGACGCTGCAATGAAAGCAGCGACTGGTGTGACGGTTGAATGGTATCGAGAATCGCCTGAAATGAGTGCAACTGGCGATCCCGAGAAGCACGCTGGCGTGGCCTTTGTCACGGATTTCAGCGAAAGCATCCAGGTAGCGAACGTGGCGCAAGTAACATTCACCCTGACTGGCTACGGCGCCTACACCTGGACCGCTGAAACCAACGTCTAAAGCTGACGCCCAGATAGTGCCTGCCATTGGTTCCTGAAGAAGGGTTCCAGTGGCAGGTTGTTTAGCGCACGTCCAATCCAGTCCCGTGGTGGGTAGTTGCGGCCTGGCACCCCACGGAGGATGTAGCCGGCATAGGTGACGCCGGAGTTGCCCCAAGTGAACTGGAGCGTGGTCGCATTGAGGCGGGTGCGGCGCTGGGAGCGGAGGAATGCTCCGGTGTCCACGATGTCGCGTGGGCTGCCCTCGATGGTCCCGTTGCGGCGGTAGGTGGTCACCGGCCAGCTGAATTGGACCAGCTGGATCTCTTCCTTGAACTGCTTGTCGAGGGCTTTGCCGTAGGCCGTCATGATGGCCGGCACCCTGAGCTTGAGCTGCGTGGCATTCCAGCCCGTCAGCTTGAAGGAGGCCTTAACGCTGACCATAGACAGCCACCCGAATGCGGTCGCCAATGACCTGCTGCAGTGTGGAGCCGATCAGGCCGGTGGTGCCGTAGGGATGGCGGCAGGCCAGGATTTCGCAGGTCTGGGAGGTCAGGCCAGCAAAGGAGAGGGTGCCACGGATGCCGGGTTTGATGCGTGCATCAAGGGCCTGGGGGCTGATGGCATACCCCTCAAAGATCTCCTCGTAGGCCTCGACGCCGGGGAACTCGCTGCGGTCCGGCTGGCCTTGGCGCAGGAACACGCTGATGGTCACGTTCTCGGTGGCCGCACGGACGTTGCCGGTGGTGGCATCAGTGACGGTGCCAGCGGTCGGAAGGGCCAGGACGATGGATGCATTGGCCAGGGAAGCTAATGCTGATGCCATCGTCTACACGCCAGTGGGATAGGTTTCCGGCAACCTAGGCGTAGTCAGGTGATGGGCGGTGGCGGAGAGCCTGGGATCGGTCCTGGTTACGGTCCAAGCTGACGATTCCCAGTATCAAAGCCGTCTGGCCAGTGCATTTGCGGCGGCGCAGCGTTTTGGCCGGAATGTTCAGCAGGCCCTTGGTGGTGATCAGGCGGGGCAAAGCCTGACGGGCTTGGCAATCAAGCTGAACACTCTGAGGCAGGAGTTTGAAACGGTAGCGATTGGCAGCAAGCGATTTCGTGAACTGCGGGCAGAAATCGAAAAGACGCAGAAAGTTATAGACAAGGCCAACGGTGGTGGCCGTGGCGCTGGCCTGATTGATGGCTTGGCAACCGGTCTGGCTGGTCTGGGTGCAGGCGCTGCGTTGACTGGCTTTTTGAAGGGGTCGATTGACTCAGCCATTCAGCTAGAGACAATCACTAAGAAGCTCAGCAACACCCTTGGCGAGCAGGGTGCTGGCAAGGCCCTTTCCTTCACCAAGGGCTTGGCTGATCAGCTCGGCCTGAGCTTCACCACTCTGTCCTCCACCTTCAGTGGATTCACGGCGGCGGCCTCTGCGGCCAGTGTCCCACTGGAAACCCAGCGCAACCTCTTTGCGGCGGTGGCCAAGGCGGCGCAGCAGCTGGGCCTGAGCAATGACGAGATCAGCGGCAGCCTCCTGGCCCTGCAGCAGGTGGCCTCCAAGGGCACCGTGCAGATGGAGGAACTGCGCGGGCAGTTGGGTGAGCGCCTGCCGATTGCCTTTGGTGCAGCGGCCAAGGGTCTTGGCATCACCCAGCAAGAGCTGATCAAGCTGGTGGAGACGGGGCGGCTGTCCGCTGACGTGTTCTTCCCGGCCTTGACCAAGGGCTTGAACGAGCTGACTAGCAGTACCCAAGGGGCACCGACCGCAGCGCAGAACCTGCAGATTCTGCAGAACCGCTGGAAGGAGCTGCAGACCGAGTTTGGGACCAACCTGCTGCCCACAGTCACCGAGTCGGTGAAGGGGCTGACGGCTGCGCTTGAGGGCATTGGCCGCAAGCAGGTGGCTGACCGGCTTGGCTTTAACACCGGGGCTATCGGTGCCCTTGGCTTCCTAAGTGATGAAGCAATCGCCGCCACCGAGTCTTACAAGCGGGTGCAGACTCAGCTCAACCTGACAAACAAGCAGGCTGATCTCCTGTTTAGCAATGCGGCTAAGAATGTCGGCATCAAAAATCTGGGCCTAGCGGATGATAAGCAGATTGCAAAAGTGATTGCCGAATACGAGCGGCTGTCTGAACGGTTCAGGAAGGCTCGCCCTGATCAGCAAGATGCTTTGACAAAGGCTAATGCCGATGCAGAACAACAGAGGAAGCTGGCGATTGCCAGGATTGATGCAGAGAAAAAGCTGACACTCCCAGCCCAAGAGCGCCTTCAGGACGTGAAGGCCATTGCTGGCCTTGAGGGTCTGGCGTTGCGGGAGGCGCAGGCGGCCCTGCAGGTGGACAAGGCCCGTGTCGTTCAAAAGAAGGCGATCGAACAGTTTGACAGGGCTGCCGCCAGTGCGCCTGCCGGACAGGGCACCCCGGCCATGGTGGAGGCCTCTGAAAAGGTCCGTGCTGCTGGCCTTGACCTTCAGGTGGCCATCATTGGCGCCAGCGACAGCCTGCGCGGTGCAGCCAAGGAAGGCGCCGACCGTTTCATCACCGTCATTTCCCAGCTGACCAATGCACGCCTGCAGCTGGCCGAACTGCAAGGCAAACCCGATGGCCTCAACCGGTTCCTGACCGGCCAGGAGCAGTTTGACCGGACACGGCAGGCGATCGTCAGCCTTGGCCCTGAGCTGCGTTCTGCCCTTGATGGGGCCGGCACCCTCCTGCGCTCACAGGGCGTCGGCATCGGCCGCGAGCTGTTTACCGACATCCGGGCCATCTTTGACAATGCCGTCACTGGGCGGGCGGCCAACGCGCAGGGCCTGCAGGCGGTAACCCAGTTCATACGCGACTTCCGAGCAGAGCAGGGTGCCGTGGCTGGAGTGTTTGACGCTGAGCAGGAGCTGGCCAATGTGAACAAGGAGCTGGCCACCGTCAGCGCATCGCTGCGTGATCAGATCGTCGAGCTGGTCGGCAAGAAGTGGAACGTGGCCGTCAACCTGTCCGGGGCCAGCGGCGCCCAGATCATCGGTGACGTTGTGGGGGCCACGTCATGACCATCACCATTGGAACCTTCAGTACCAACGCCCTGACGGCCCAGCCGTTTGGCTATGAGGGCGAGGCCCGCGACGGTCTGACCGCTCGCACCTTCCGCGTTGCTGGCCTGCTGACCGCCAGTCAGTGGCAGGCGCTGGTCACTGAATACAACAACTGGCGCAACACCCGCATTACTGACCAAGACACGCTCTCTAGTGGAACGGTCGGGACCACCGTCAACCTCAGCATCACATCGACCAATGGGCTGAGCGTTTCGAACCTGCCGTGCTGGTTCACTGAGCCCCCCAGCGGTGAGCAGGCCGGTCTGTACGTGAGCGCCTCGGCCACCTTGGTTGATGCCGCCCAGGCCCTGGCCGTGCTGCTGCGCAGCCAAGAGAAGCAGCGCCAGCAGAACGAGGCCACCACCCCCAGCCTTGGCACCCTGACCTACGGGTCGATTCCCAACCAGGTCATTATTACGCTGACGGCAGAGCCCAACGCCCGACAAGACGGCCCGCAGGTGGCTCTGTCGGCTACCGGCACCAGCTATGTGACCGGACCATTGAAGGCCCACAAGATCCGTAACGTTGAGGGCTACATCAGCACTGGTACGTTTGCCAACCTCCTGAGCTGGTACGACGCGACAATTCTCAACTCGCCCCAGCCCGATGCTTGGTTCCCGATCACACCGCCAACGGCCACCGCTGAGGTGATCATTACGGGCGGCGTCAAGGCGACCCGCTACAACGTGACCATGACGGAGCTGCAGATCCTGTAATGGCTATTGACATCCGCGCCAAGCTACTGTGCAACGACCAGTACGAGGTCATCAGCGGTTCCATTAGCGATGACTACATCCAAGGCACCGGCGTCATCACGACCAAGGGCTCTTGCGTACTGAATGGTGCAGTCAAGTTGAATCAGGGTGACAGGATCTGGTTCACCTACGCCAAGTATTACAAAGATGTTGAGGTAACCAGGGAGATTCCTCGAAGCCTGCTGGTGCGTTCATCGTTCTACGACCCCCTGCGTGGCACGACGACCATTGATATGGGCTGCCCGCTGTACTACAGGAAAGACACGGAGGTGCTGCCGGCGGACAAGTTCTTCAAACTTTCGGATTCGCTGAATCTGGATGAAAACGGCGACCCGCTGCCCGAAAACACAAATGTTATCACTAGCAGGATAGTGTGGACAAGCATTGTAAAAGATGCATGGGGCGCCCTAGGTTTTTCACTGCCTTCAATTCCCATTATCCTTGATAGATGCTCTTTTTCAATAGAAGAATATGAGTTCACGCAGCCTTACTTAAGCGCCATCAGTGACTTCTATATATCCGTATCCAACGTCGCCTACTACGACTGGGAGGAAGGAAGCCCGAGCTTTATTAACCTTTCCAATCCGGGCGGTGGTGACGCTCCATTGCTTAGCAACAGCAAAATCATTGACATCAGCCCGTCGCAGTTTGGTGAGCTAGAGGCCACCTCTGTCGTCGTTGACTTCAGCTACCTCAAGCTAAAGGTGCCGGAGGGTGAAGAGGTGGTTTGTGATGTAGGCATTACGCCGGAAGACTTGCTTACTACGTGGAGCGTTGACTCGACCAAGAGTATTAACAAGGGCAACGTCACGATTGCCTACACCGATCCGACGACCCAACTCCCAAATACAAAGAGCTACAGCACCCTTGAGACCAGCTACGAAGAGGTCATCAACCGCTACGCCAAGATTGACCCCAGTGGCGGTCCAATTGTCTTCATTGACTCCGAGTACATACCTACGGATGGGGCGGAGTACAAAGAGCTTGTATTCCAGCGGAAAATGCGTGAGGAGACCAGCTCTGTCACGCAAATCGGTGGTTACATCTCAGAAGCATTGAGCAACGGCTTTGATGTTGGCAATACCACCTTAGAGACCGAAAGCGTCGAGACCTTTGAATACGACAACTTGGGCAACCAGATTGGCAGCACGTTGACCCGCACAGCATCGTCGGTCGAAATCGGCGGCTCGGTCGGCCTGACTTTCGTTTATCCAGATCCCAATAACCCAGGATTCAATCAACTGGTAGAGCTGCCCAATATTACCACAGAAAAGGAAAAGATTGTCACCCGCAACTACACCTACGGCAATACAACCAAGACGGTTGTCACCCGCTACGGGTCATGGTTCCGCACCATCCCTGGTCAGCAGTCCATCGCTGCCGCACGCGACTCTTTTACAGAAGCATCACAGGTCACGGAATACCTGCAGGCCATCGCCGGCTCCGAGACTAAAACCATGCTGGACACCACTGTGACCGTCAGCACAACCGGCGGTCAGGTGGATGGAACGGTCTCATCAAAGGACTTGGCTAACGCTGAGCTGGCCGCAGATACCGGCGATCCAGACAACGGCTACAAGACAGAAAGCACAGCTGAGTCCGAACTGATCAGTGGTTACACCGGAGACAGCCTGCTGATCCGCAGATTCTCTGTTCCGCTATCCCCTGACGATGGTTTCATAGCCAAACCCGTCCCCGGCTCTAACCCGACGACCTACTGCTATTCATCTACGCAAAGCCTGGCGCCTGGCTTGGCACAAGACTACGGTGAGACACAAAACCGTCTGTTGCTGGGCAATCGCAACGGCATGAACGTTCAGATTGCACCAGAGGATATGCCCACCCGCCCCTTCTCCCCGGTGATGCTGCTGCTGGAGCGCAAACCCGGCGATTCCAATAGGATCTATGCCAAGTATTACACCAACGGTGCAACCTGGACATTTGACAGCGGCGGCCTGATCTGCAGCTTTGATGCGCTGTACTGGGGGACGGCAGGGAAATGACAGTCACACTCACCGCTCCAGTCGTTGATATCACGCTGGCCGCACCAGCACCCTACGTGGTGCTGTCCTGCTCGCTGACACTGCCCGCTCCAGCAGCACCGGAAGAGGGCGTGATTGTCGTGCCCGTCCCGCCTGGCGTTGATTACGACACTCTGCCGACGATTGACCCCGAGACACAGATCATTGATACCTCCCCGGATCAGGTGATTGGCTGCGCCAATGCGCTGTATGCCGGCGTTGAGCAGGACATCCTGAACCACCTGTACCCGAGCGCCATCGCCGGTGATGGGGTCATTGATCGCTCGACCAATAACTTCTGGGTTTATGACGGCTCCACCTGGAACAACGTTGGCCCCAACCCCGGCCCGACCGTCATCAACACCCCTGTCCTACCGCCGTGGGACGTGGTGCGGACTTACGACGCCCGCGTGCGGACCAGGCTGGAGGTCGAGAGCTTGGCCTACGGGCTGGAGCTGCTGACTGAGCCAGCGGCCTACGGCATCACGCTGGGCCTGACGGTGCAGACCTCGCAGGCGCTGGTCCGTGTGCCCGCTGCTGATCAGAGCTTTGCCGTGCAGCTACCTGCCGTGAGCAGTGGCGGCTCTGTGCTGCCTCCTGCCGCTGCCACCACATTAGTAGCCCCAGTTCCGCAGGTCAGCGGGGGCGCTTCTGTTGCTGTCCCGCTAGCGGACATCCCCTTTGCGGCCAACATGGTGCCCTATGTCGGCACTGGTGCGACGGTGATCCAGCCGCCTGCCGGCAATGTAAGCACCCTTGCAGCTTCGGTGCCTGCTATTTCTTCCGGTGTATCTATTGCAGCACCAGCGCTCGATTTTGCGACCGCCGCCGGTGTGCCCATCGTCAGCACCGACGTGCCTCCTGTGCTGTCAATACCCGGATCCGCCGCAGCGGGCGGCGCAGCCATTTTCCCAACGTTTACAAATGTGCAGACCAACGACATCCTGCTGCTAGTGGTCGAAACAAGCGGCGATGGCAGCGATGTCACACCCTCCGTGGATTATCCCGACTGGAACGTGCTCACTGGCACGCCACTATTTGATGGCAACTCAACGCCTGCTTTCGGATCAAAGCTCCATGTCTGGTGGTATCGCGCCACGGCACCCATCACTTCCGGCAGTGTCGGGTTCTCCGATAGTGGCGACCACCAAATTGGACGTGTCTACCTGATTCGCGGCTGTGCAACGACGGGCGATCCATTTGATGTGATTGGCACAGCGACCAAGCCAACGCCTTCGACTTCGGCATCGGCACCCTCCGTTACAACCACGGTGCCGCAAACCTTGGTGGTATCCATCGTCAGCCAGCCTGCTGATGGCACGACGCCTCAGTTCGGTGCCCCATCAAACACTGGCCTGACAAGCCTGACCGACGTAGACGAGGTGGCAACCAACAGTGCCAACGGTGGCGGTTTTGTCATTGCAAGTGGCATCAAGCGACTGACGGGTGCAACCGGAACAATCAACTATTCCACCACTCTTAGCCTGTCGAATGCTTCTGTTGTCATTGCGTTCAAGCCGTAATCGGTAAGCTGCAGGAAACCTAGGGATATGCCCGCGAGCGACCTGTGGCCGTCACGATCAGCCTCTACAACCACACCGCCGCCCGATTTGCGGACGGCTCCAACGCTGTAGGCGATACCTACAAGGTCAAGCTGCTGTCCGCTGCCACCTTCGACGCGACCCACACCACACTGGCCGCAACGGGTGGGACGGAAGCTACCGCAGGCACCGGCTACACCGCAGGGGGCCAGGCCCTGGCCAACGTGGCTGTGACTACCATCACCACCAACGACGCCAAGTTTGACGCCGATGATCTGACCTGGACCGCTTCTGGTGGAGCGATCACGGCCAGCTACGCCATCATCTACAACGACACGGATGCAAACGATCCGCCGGTGGCCTTCATTGACTTCGGTGGTAGTGAGTCTGCCGGCAGCGGCACCGACTTCATCATCGTCTGGAACGCCAGCGGCATCTTCACCTGGACGGTGGCCTAATGGCACTTACCACCACGATCAGCACCAAGGAGCTGGAGCGGGTTGCCGCTGCAGCCTATGAAGGCGAGACCCTCAAGGTCATGCTGTGCCAAGTGGGCCTGACGGGCTACACGGCAGAGAGCACCGTGGCCAACTGGCAAAGCGTCGAGCTGGCCTCCGCCAATGGCTACGTCCGCTATTCGGAGGTCATCGGCACCGGCAGCTACAGCGGCACCGATGGCCGCTACAACCTCCCAACTATTGACGCCGAGTTTGTCGTCACGGACTTGGGCTACACCTACGACCGAGTGGTGCTCTACATCGAGGGTGCCACCTACCCCCACAGCGTCATCGCAGAAGATCCCAACATTGTCCTGTTGGCTGGTCAGACCCAGACGTACAGGCTACGTCTCACCGCCGACGACTAGCCATGAGCACCACCATCAATGTCACGGTTGACGATGGTGGCCTCCCGGCCAAGAACAGGCAGCAGACCACAGCCAATCGCCAGGCGTTTGTGCAGGGCCGGGCGTCCCAGCAGGCTGCGCAGCAAGGCGTGGATCAACGTGCCGCAGACCGCAGAGCCGCCGGTCTAGACCCCACCACAGGCCGCCCGCTGGCCTCTGCTGGTGCGTCCAGCCGCATGAAGCGCATTGACCAAGAGCCTGCGGCCAACCGCAAAGGCGATGAGTTCTTTTTGTTGCGTCCCAGTGGCCCAAGCACTGAATCTGGCGTCTTTTCTCTTATACACAGAAGGCTGGTTAGCACGCTATTTAACCCATTTAGCGGCAACACCAATGCGCCGACTTATGTTGCCACAGGAGGCCCCAACAACGCGCCTGCACTCGTATCCCAGACTGCACCTTTTAGCGCCTCCACTCTTCAGGGAAACATTGACCAAGCCAGTGGCGTTAAGACAGGAGTCTCCGCTTTTACGCTAGAGATTTTTATGAAGATGGGTGATGCGTTCATTGCAAATCAGCACGAAGTCTATATGCAGGCTGAAGTCGGAAATCTGGGCAATGCAATCATTAGCGTCAATTACGACACACGAGGAGGTGTCCCCTACCGCGATGTGCAGTTTCGTGTTCGCCCAAATCCAGCCACCTCCTTTACCGACCTAGTTGATGTCTTAGAGCCCCTTTCGGGAACTCAGGTTCCCATCAATCCTGGTTCATGGCATCATCTCGCTATGACCATGACCAGAACAGCCACTGGCTCGCGGCTTCTGGCATTCCTAGATGGCGAGCAAATCGGTATCGCGGATGTCATTTGGGACAAAGTAGAGTTTAGCTCAACAGGACAGCTGACAGAGCTTAACTTTGGCGTTGTTCAGCAAGTAATCAATTCCGCCGATCCAATATCAGTCCACGGTTTTCGTTTTGACACCAAGGCTCTCTACACGGACAACTTCACCCCACCGCCAAGCCTCTAATGACCGACCCACGCGCACTGATCCAGCGGGCACAGGCCCAGACCCAGGCCAACCGCTACGCGTTTGTCCTTCGCGCCGCTAACGCTAAGCTAGTGAATACTATCCGTGCAGCTAAGTGACCGTGCTCCCCTTTGTTCAGTCTCCGGCTGAGCAAACGACCCGT